AAAAAAAAAGAGACTCCTTTTTCATGAAGTCTCTTTTTCTTATTGATTATTCCAAAACGCTTCTAATTCTCTCATTGAATTAGAATATTTTTCTTCCTTATATTTCACCTCCGGTAAAATATACCACTCAAGAACTAAATATCCAATATTATTATATTGGCAGCTCCAACCGCTCTCGCCCCAAAAGCCAACTACCCAAGTCGTTGTTTCTGGCTCCCCGTCTTTTTGAATTAACATTAATAGAGGTTTATTAAGCGGCGGAGTCTCAAAAATGTAAGTTTTTAATTTTAACATTATTAAAATTCCTTATTTTAAATATAAATAAATCTTTAATAATAATAAAAGTTCAACTACTTCAATTATTAACATGAAGCAAGAAAAAATAAAATTAAGTATAGAAATCTTTTTCTGGGCTTTTTCAGATCTTTTATTAAAAATCGAAAATCCCCAAATTATACACATAATAAGTAAAAGCTTATCTGTACTCATTTTTAATCAAAATAATTAATATATATTTCCAACATTAACATAAACCAACAAAGAAAATAACTAGACACATTAACCCTGCCATCTTCCACCAACGCCAACGCTATATTTACCACGCCTATTATAGCCCACGTAATTGTTATAAAAAGATCCAAATTAATCACCCATTTTCAGCTAAAACAATTAATATACATGCACCCATTATAAAACACATAATCGTCATAAAAAGATCCAAATTATTCACCCTCACCCTTCCGATACGACGGCATATTTTCAATTTCTGACATGGCCAATTCCTGCATCCGCTTCATTCCATAGCACTCACTCAAATTTACACAAACCGACGTAGATGAATTAATTTCTTTAATTTTATTAATTGCTTCTTGCCGATTTACCGCATCTTTTGAATTTATTTCTATTTTATCAAGCCACCCCATTTGCCAAAAACGAAATAAAATATCATCAAGCGCCGCCATTTCTTCAGGTGATGTCTCAATATTTGTATTTTCAATCAACTCTTGTTTATATTTTTCAATTATTTTAAATCTGTTATCTGTGACGGCGGATGTCATTTTTCTAAATCTTTCGCTAATCACGCCTAAAGCGGTAGAAGTCATAATATCTTCTGAGCCTGTTGCTAAATCAATCGCCGCCTGTCTGCTGATTAAATCGTCCATTTTCCTCACCTCTCATGTCTGCGCCACAGTTCGGACAGAACTTATAAAGCACGTTTGCGGCAAATGCTTCTGAAGGGAATTTGCACTCGCTACAAACCCAAAACCCACCGCCCGGTCTATTATCGGGCAACCACCGCCCCATCTTTTGCTCAGGCTGTGCGGATGGTTCTTCCTCAACGCACTCAATAGCGTTAAGATACCCCTGTTCCATGTCCCATTCATGATTATCATGTGCTGCTTCTGCACATTCCCGAATGGAGTATATCGTTGACTGTCTGCTGATTAAGTCATCCATCCTGTTCACCTCTCAGCATCATTGCACCGCAGTTCGGGCAGAAGTTTATCGGGATTTTGTCACCTTCTCGGTCTGTGTTGCACATCGATTCAAAACACACATCACACTGCACATGATGACCATCAATTATCCATCGCCCCTTCTTCCGCTCCGGCTGTACAGACGGCAGTATCTCAAGCGCCTCGATACAGTCCGCAAATACCTCTTGCACCCGGAAGATTTCTTCGTCTGCCGGATGAGACCCGTCTGGTGTGTATGAGCGCGACATCATCCTTGCTAATGCTTCAATCGCCGCTTTCCGCTGAATTAAGTCCTCGTTTTGCACATTTTGTGCAGATTCAGCTGTTTGTTCGACCTTTTTGTCGGAGTCAGCAATATGGTCAATCTCCCGTTTCATCATCCTTCACCCTCCTGTTTCAATCCCTTATAGAAGGGACAGTTATATCTAACTAGTTGCCCAGGTTTCGGCAAATACGTACATGATCCCCTTATCTTCATTCGGCAGCTATTACAGTTCCCGGTTTGGATAATGTCTCGATAAGTCATCAGTGCATTGAGAATGTGCGTCATATCCACTATACTGTCATCAAGTCTACCCATCCTTCGCCCTCCCTCTTAAACCTTAAAAGGACGCGGATCCTTCATCAGTCCATAATCATAAAGATTATCAATACACTTAGAAATTCCGTTAATATACCTCTTCAGTTCTGTATTCACATCTGCCTGTCTCTGTTTAGAAGCCCTATATTCTGCCAGCCGCTTCCCCTTCTTTTCATCCCAGGCATCTTCCGGTGCGCACTTTGCAATTCCCTTATAAATGCGGAGATCAAAATCAATATCATCATACTTCTCATCCGCAAGCCCATACTTAGCAAGCCTATGCGGAATGTCATTAAAAGTTGTGATAATACATACAACTGTGCGCTTGTTTTCATCTACCTTGTATTCTGTACTTACTCGATTCATGCGGTTTTCGCAGGTATATGACCGTCCCATACCCGCTGCCTCCTTTTCTAAAATAATATTTTTTTAACTTACATATATATTATATAATAATTTTTTTAATTTTTCAAAATAGTAAAAAATGTATTAAATTCTGCGCAGGTAAAATCCTGTTCTATTCTTTCTTCTGTTGTTACAAAAAATTTTTCATTTTCTTCTCGATAATTATATTTATTTTCTTTATTAAAATGTCCATTATCAAAAGTCATATTATAATTAGCCTGTGCTTTATAGTTCATACAAATAACCCCTTATAATCAATTATTTCTTTTTGCTTTTGTAGTGCGTAGTTTCTTGTGATAAAAGTTCCTCCACCGCCTACTCCATCCCACACACATAACAATTTGTCTGCGGCATCTACCATATATTTGTCTCTTAACCAATAAGCATTCTTTGAATATTGCGGCGATACTATAACAACTTGATTATTTTCCATAATCCATTCTTCTGTTGGATGGTAACTTTTTCTAGGAAAAGCATAGCAACAGATAATAGGTATCCCAAGTTCTTTTGCGGCAGTTGCCACAATTTGGTCTACTCCCTGTGCCATACCGTCATATATCACAGAGGGTTGAAGGCGAGCAAGCTGCTCCACCGCCCACTCCTTTATCATTTTCTCTTGCCCTCTTAGCCGCTGAGGGCGGTGTCCGGTTACTGCTAATTTCATTCCATACCCTTCTTTCCTTTTTCATATCCATCAAAAAATCCCTCTGAATAAGAGTCATAGTCTTCGTTTATATTTCCGACTGCCGCAATAAAAGAGCCTAAATAAAAACCTAATATAATTCCAATAAAAAACATTAATATAAGCATATTTTTTCTTTCCTTTCTCTTGTTATTTATATTATAATATAAATTTTTTTAAAAATCAATTAAAAAATCTTTTAACTAGACTTGACTTGTGAAAAAATTTTTAGTATAATATAATTATGAGATTAATTAGAAAGGAGTATTATATGAGTATAGAGGAAAAGAATATTTAGCTAACCTCTAATTCTGAAGAAGATACAAATAAAAAAACTTTTTTTCAATTAGATTATACAATAACAGATCCTCAAGAACGTAATAAAAGAGTATCTGAAATTATTAATAATACTCCTCCAGAAAAACTCACTTCTTATTATTTAGAATAGCTTACTAAATATTTAGTTAAAACCCCAGAAAATAAAAAAGAAAAAAAAATTTTAACTGACAATAGAATGGTTACCATCAATAAGCGAGAAACTTCTTATGAAGGACTAGTTTCAAAACTAGAAAATGGCGAAGATGGTATTTATAACTTTATGACTGGCGGCGATAAAAATATACTGTTAGTTCCAAAAATTGAAATTACAGAAGATGATATAAAAACAGTACCGGGGCTAAAAGAATTAAGAGAAGAAATAAAAAAAATTGAAATTAAACAAAAAAAAGCAAAAGGAAGATAGAAATTTTTATTAACAAAACAATTAATAGAAATGCGCCAAGACCAATATATTTTAAAAAGTTCTTACAAACCGCCCATTACAATGATGAAACTCACAAAAAGTATAAATCAAATAAAATTGGATGAACATATTACAATAAATGAAAAAGGTGATCCAGTTAGCGATGGTTTTGTATCTTTTTTTGATCCTCATCATGTATGTTGTCTATTGTGTAATTATTCTAAAATAAAATAGGATGCTTGGGGACATCCAGATAGTGATTGGTGGTATTTAATGGAGGACTTTGATAATTTAATATAGCGGTCTTTAAAGGAAGACTATCCTGTTTTATACGATATAATGATATATAAGATAGATGGTTTGCAGAATAGTGATATTGCCGCAAGAATAAAAAGAGATTATGATATAACTTATTCTATTGAATATTTATCCGCAATATGGAGAAAAAAAATTCCAAAAATTATTTCTGAAAAAGCAAAAGAAGAATGGATTGTTTGGCATTATACTTATGAAGAAAAAGGTCAATGGAAAAGGTGTTCTCGTTGTCATGAAATAAAGTTAGCTCACCCTTATTTTTTTACTCGTAATAGAACTGCAAAAGATGGGTGGTATAGTATGTGTAAGTGCTGCCGAAATAAGAAAAAAGAAAAAATATTAAGGACAAAAGTGCTTAATTAATATCATTTCTTTTTTATAAATCATAAGGAGGAAATATACTTTTATGGAATAGACAGTTAAAGGACAATTAGAAGATATTAATGGTAAATGTCAATGTCAAAGATGCGGTAAACGAATTGCATCTACTAATTTTTATTCATATAAAGATGGAAGTAAATGTGAAATTTGTAAACCTTGTCTAACCGCACATATTGATAATTTTGATCCTTCTACTTTTGAATGGGTTCTTGAAAAATTAGATGTTCCTTATGTCCCTAATGAGTGGAATGTTTTAAGAGATAGAGCTTTTGCCAAAGACCCTTATAAGATGAATGGAATGTCTGTAATGGGACGGTATCTTGCAAAAATGAAACTCGTTCAGTGGAAAAAATATGGATATGCGGATTCTGAAGCAATTCAAAAATAGAAAGATGAAGCTAAGGCTAAAAAATAGAAGGCGGAAGCCGAAGAAAAAGCGCGTTATGAAGCTGAGTTAAAAGTAAAATTAAATGAAAAAAAGATTACTTTAGCAGAATATCAAACTTTAGTAAGCACTTAGACTCAAAATAAATAGCTGCCGCAATGGGGGAATGCTGTTACTGGATAGCATTTAGGTAAAATGTTTTAGGCTCAAGGGCAACCGCGTTCATACGCAGAAGCATTAAGCCAAGCAAAAAATCCTTTTCAAGAAGTGAATTTTATACCAGAAAGTGAGATGGTTGATCCAGGCGCAGATTTAGATAAAGACGATAAGATGTATTTAGCTGTGAAATGGGGACGGCTTTATAAACCTAGTCAATGGGTAGCGCTTGAACAATTATATAATGAGTTCATGAGTTCTTTTGATATTCAAGGTGCGGCGCGTATTGATACATTAAAAATGATTTGTAAAACTTCTTTAAAAATGAATTAGGCAATAGACATGGGAGATGTAGATTCATTTCAAAAATTGTCTCGTGTTTATGATGCTATGATGAAATCTGCGAAATTTACCGAAGCTCAAAATAAAGACAAAGAGGGAAATGCCATTGATTCAGCTTCTGCTATTGTTGATTTTGTTGAGTCGCATAGTGGAGCCATTCCTCGTTTACATTATGATTAGCCGCAAGATATTGTTGATCAAATTATTAATGATCTAAAAACTTATAATAAAAATTTAATCTATGAAGATAAATCTTTAGCTCAAGAAATTGAAAAATACTTACAAGATAAACGTATTTCTGATGAGATGAAAAAAGATAAAAAATAGGCAAAAGAAAAAGGCTTAGAAGAAGTTTAGCTTAAAGATGAAGATTATATTTAGTATAAAAATGCTATTAGTCAAATGAAATAGCATGATAAAAATTTAAATGATGATTTAATTGAAAAAGAATATCAGAATAGGAGGTTAAATAATAAAAAATGACTTTAAAAGAATTATTGTAGTTATCCTCTAATAGATAGTATAAAAAACAAGGTTTATCAGAGTAGCGGCTGATGAAAGATATAGATGAGTTACGAAATATAATAGCTTATTTTAGATAGTATCCAGATATATTTGTAGATTTTATAAAAGGGAAAGATAGCACTTTTAATTTTTTATTTTATCAAAGAATTTTTTTGCGGATAGTTATGAGACATAGATATGTGTTCGCAACATTCCCCCGTAGAATGAGCGCGGGGTGAGAATAGTAATATTCTCAAAGAAAACCTATTGAATTGCTGGGAAGTCCAGAACGGATTATCAGCAGCTAAGTTATTTATAAGGAGATTTTTATGGAGAAGAGAATTAGCGATCTCTACCCTGATATTAAAGACTGTTATGTTATTGATGACACGGGTAAAATCCGCAATATTAATACAGGAAATTATATTAAAATAAATAAAAATCATAATGGTTATATGAGAGTAAGTTTAATGAAAAAAGGCGGTGGGACAACATCTATTCAATATCATAGATTATTAATGATGTTATTAAAACCGGTAGAAGGAATGGAGAAATTACAAATAAATCATATAGATGGTAATAAAGAGAATAACGCATTAAATAATTTATAGTGGGTAACTTCACAAGAAAATATACGTCATGCTATAGAAACTGGATTAACTAATTTCTCATATTTACAAGGAGAAAAAACTAATTTATCTCATTATACTGAAAAAGATGCAAAGTTAGTAATAGATTTATTAAAAAGTAATAAATATACTGATAAAGAAATTTCTAAAATTACTGGTTTTCCTGTAAGAAGCTTTATAGCTAAAATAAGAAGAAAAGAAACTTGGACTTATCTTACTAAAGATATAGATACTCCGCTAGGTAAGGCGGAAAGAAAAACTTTTACTTATAAATAAAAAGTTCAACGACTATCTCGAAAGAGAGTAGGGGAAAAGTTTCCTCGAAGCGGTAGGCTCCTTTACTTCCAAGTTTAAAGGATGATGATATAGTCTAATCTCTATGGGAACATAGAGCATATATACGAATATAATTTAACGAATTATATTAAATACAAATAGCTTATTCAAAATCTTTTTTATCAATGATGGCATTGATGATTAGATGCATTTTATATCCTAATTCACATTTATTCGTGACCACTGGCGGTAAAGAACAAGCTGCCTCGATTACAATAGCAAAGATTGAAGAAATTTGCAAACTAATTCCTGGATTAAACAATGAAATTAATTGGGATCGTGGTGTTTCTACTAAATCTAAAGATAATGTAAAATATGTTTTTAAGAACGGTTCAACTATTGATGTTCTTGCCGCAAGACAGTCTTCAAGAGGCCAAAGAAGAACAGGCGGATTAATGGAATAGTGCGTTTTAATTGATGGAGACATCTTAAATGAAGTCATTATTCCGACAACAAACGTTGATAGACGGCTTTCTGATGGTAGTCGGCATAGAGAGGAAAATGTCAATAAGAGCCAAATATATATAACTACAGCGGGCTGGAAAAATGGCTTTGCCTATAAGAAATTAATTTAGATTTTAATTAATTCAATTCTCGAACCAGATGAATATATGGTTATGGGTGGAACATATTAGACACCAGTTGTTTCTGGTCTATTGGATGAAGATTTTGTAGAACAATTAAAGCTTCAAGGGACTTTCAACGATTAGTCTTTTAATAGGTAGTATCGTTCAATTTGGTCTGGTGATGTAGAAAATGCTTTCTTTTCTTCTGAGCAATTTGATAAACATAGAGTTTTATTACAACCTTAGTATGAATATAGCGGTAGATCCACCAAAAGTGCTTATTATGTTTTTGGAGTCGACGTTGGGCGTGTTGGGTTAAAAGTAGGCTCAAATAAAATTTCTTTAATTGCTGGGACATCCTTAATTTAGGACAATCAGCAGCCAAGAACAAAAATTTTATATACAAAGTTGGACAACTTTGTATATATCAATTATCACATTTTTTATATATAATAACAAAAGTATGAAAGGATTGTTATTATGATAAAATTAGAAGATACTAAAATTATTAGTTATCCAAATATTGTTTTCAATCAAGAATATCGTATTGATAAAAATGGTATTGTATGGAGTCCCTATAGAGGATGGCATTAGGTATCTATACAAAAAATTCCAAAGGGATATTTACGAGTTGGATTAATGACATCATAGGGAAGAAAATTTTTTATGGTTCATAGATTGGTAATGGAAGCTTTTTCTCCAATTAAAAATAGTTTAAATCTGCAAGTTAATCATAAAGATGAAAATAAAGAAAATAATAATATTAATAACTTATAGTGGGTAACTAATATGGAAAACATGCAGCATGCTATTAAAAATAATTTAGCTAAAAAAGCTAGAGGATAGGATGTTGGTGGGGTAAAATTAACCGAAAAAGATGTTTTAGAAATTTGTGATTTATTGAAGTCTGGAACAGATAGTCTTGCTCAAATTGGAAATAAATATGGTGTTTCTAAACATTGTATTTTTGATATAAAAAGAAAAAAAAGTTGGGCATGGCTTACAAAGGATTATGATTTTTGTTAAGGTTCAACGACTATCTCGAAAGAGAGTACATTCAAGTGAATGGAAAAGGGAAATATTCAGAAATGAATAAAGATATAGTCTGATCTATATGGTAACATATAGCAGTTCATTAGAGAACGCATGTAAATTAACGACTTACATGGAACAAAATGGTACAACTGAAGTTTGTGTTTTTAAGGTGACACCACAAGTTCAAGGTGCCGCAAATAAAACTCTTGTAAATATTTACACTTATGATGCAGAACATTTTGAAACACAATGTATTCATATAAAACATTTGTATTATAAATATAAACCTCGTAGAATTGCAGTCGATGCTAATGGCCTTGGTGTTGGTTTGATTGATTATTTAATAAAGGCTCAAGATACAGATGATGGTGAATATTTACCACCTTTTGGTGTTTTTAATACAGATGAATATCCAGAATATAAGAAATTCATTACCCCTGAAACAGAACGAGATGTGTTATTTTTAATTAAGGCTAATGCCCCTATTAATACGTAGGCATACAGTTATGCTCAAACGCAAATGTATAGTGGAAAAATTAGATTTTTAATTGATTAGAGCTTAGCTAAAACAAAATTAATGTCTACAAAGCAAGGACAAAATATGAATATAGATGAGAGAAATGAATATTTAAAACCTTTTATATTAACCTCTATTTTAAAAGAACAAATGCTAAATTTGGTAGAAGAAAATGAAGGCATTAATATTATTTTAAAACAAAGTAATCGAAGTATTAAAAAAGATAAATTTTCAGCTTTTATTTATGGTCTTTATTATATTCGTTATGAAGAGGAATTAAGTAGAAAAAGAAGAAAACGTAATATATCTGACTTTTTATTTTTTACACCAAGTTAAGGTCAATTTTTATCAATTTTATTGTTAAAATTTTTATATATCATAGAAAAGGAGAAAAATATGCGGGCATCTAGGGGAGAAATAAAGATAGAAGAAATTTTACGTTAGTCTGGATTAGAGTTCGCAGAAGAATATTCTTTTCCAGATTTAATTAGTAACACAGGTCGTCCATTAAGATTTGATTTTGCAGTTTTTGATGATTAGCATAATATTGATTTTTTAATTGAATTTCAAGGTATCCAACATTATGAAGCTAAAGAAAAGTTTGGTGGATATACGGGATTAAGAAAACAACAATATAATGATATGCGTAAAAGAGAATATTGTCATGAGCATAATATTAATTTAGTTATTATTCCTTATTGGGATTAGCCAAGAGTGAATTATGATTATATATTAAAAGCTGCATATGGATGGTAATTATAGTGGATGATATAAAAAGAAGGAGAGGTATCTAAGGTTGATTAATCGAATGGCTTAGATTAAGAAAAAAGGCTTTAACATGATTGGAACTGAAGATTACCAAATTCCAGATTAGGCTACAGGTTATATACCTGTTGATTTTGCAAAAATTAGAGTTGGAGTAAAATCTGTATCTGATGCAATTTTAAAGTTGGGGGACTTACGTAGAGTAAATCCTCAATTAGCGGATAAGGAACAAGTATTGAGAGCTATTCATTATGGCGATCTTGAGCGGATGAGAGATATTTCTAATTATTTTTATAAAATTAGTGGTATTTATCAAAGACTTTGCCGCTATATGGCATATATGTATAGATATGATTGGTTAGTAACTCCATATTATTCTGACTCTATAAAACCTAATAAATTATTAGAAGGATTTAATAAGGTTTTAACTTATTTAGATAAATTTGAAGCAAAAAAGTTTTTTGGTGATGTGGCATTAAAGGTTGTAAGAAATGGATGTTATTATGGATATTTAATTGCGCGAGATGGGACTGTGGTAGTTCAATAGCTGCCGCCAAAATACTGTAGATCACGTTTTATAATAAATGGTCAGCCCGCTGTTGAATTTAATATGAAATATTTTAATGATATGTTTACAAATGCAGAACAGCGCGCAAGGATGCTAAAAATTTTTCCATAGGAATTTGCAAAAGGATATAGATTATATAAGCAAGGAAAATTAAAACCAGATTTTCCTGGAGATGAATCTGGATGGTATTTACTTTAGATTGGTTCTGTTATTAAATTTAATTTAAATGGAGAAGATTTTCCTCCATTTATTGCGGTTATTCCAGCAATTATTGATTTAGATGCTGCTCAAGATCTTGATCGAAGAAAAATGCAGCAACAATTATTAAAAATTATCATTCAGAAAATGCCTATTGATAAAAATGGCGATTTGGTTTTTGATGTAGATGAAGCTCAATAGCTCCACAATAATGCAGTTCAAATGTTATCTAAAGCTATTGGTATTGATGTTTTGACTACTTTTGCAGATGTCGAAGTTGCGGATATGGCAGATAATAGGACAACAACTACGACAGATGATTTAGCGAAAGTCGAAAGAACAGTATACAATGAAGCTGGTGTCTCACAGATGCAATTTAATACAGATGGTAATATTGCTCTTGAAAAATCTATTTTAAATGACGAAGCTTCGATGTGGAATTTAATTCAACAATTTGAAACTTTTTTAAATACTCTATTAATACCTTATAATAAAAGCCCAAAAAAGGTAACTTATAGAGCACAAATTCTTCCTACTACAATTTATAATTATAAAGATTTAGCTAAACAATACAAAGAGCATACTCAGTTAGGATATTCTAAGATGTTACCTCAGATTGCTCTTGGACAGGCTCAAAGCGCTATATTAAATACTGCTTATTTTGAAAATGATATTCTTGATTTGGTTAATGTATTTATTCCTCCGTTAATGTCTAGTACAATGAACGCAGATGTTCTTAATAGAAATAAAACGGGTGCGACGAGTTCCGGAGAAGGAGCTGGAAGACCAGAAAAAGCGGATGATGAAAAATCAACAAAAACAATTCAAAATAAAGAGTCTATGAGTTAATAAAACTTTTTAAAATTTTTTGGACAAAAGTAAGTAAGAGATTTAGTCAAATTTTTATATTATACAGAAGAGGATGAAAGGAGATTTTTATTTATGCATCAGTCAGTTGCAACTATTGATTCTCCTGAATTTTTAAATCTTCAGCCTCTTGATATTAATCCTTTAATGTCAAAATGTGATATTAAAGTGCTTTATATAGGAGCTAATAGAAATCGCACTTTTATAACAGAAGAAGTTGCGGCTGAAATTGGTAAAAATCTTCGTGGTGCTCCTATAGTTGGTTATTATAGAGATAGCAAAGAAGATTTTACAGATCATGGAGAGAAAGTAATTATTGATGATGAAGGAATCAAGTTTGAATGTCAGACCGTTCCTTATGGATTTGTATCTCCGGATGCAAAGGTATGGTTCCAAAATTTCGAAGACAGTGATGGAATGGGTAATACTGTTATTCATAAATATCTTATGACTACTGGCTACCTTTGGACAAGTCAATTCCCAGAATCCAGCTTACCTGTGGAATAGGGGCGTCCGCAATCAATGGAATTTCAAAAAGAATCGGTTAAAGGATAGTGGAGAACTAACTATGATACTGGATTAGATTTCTTTATTATAAATGATGCAATTATCCAAAAAATTTGCATATTAGGAGATGACGTTGAGCCTTGTTTTGAGGGGGCTTCTGTAACCGCTCCAGATGTAAGTACACATTTTACATTAGATGATAATTTTAAACATACACTTTTTAGTATGATGCAAGATTTAAAAAATGCCTTAAATAAAGGAGGACAACAGATGGAGAATCTTGAAAACACTGTAGTTGTTGAAAATGAAAACACTGATCCTGTAACTGAATTTACTCAGACAGAAGAAGTGAATGCTGAAACAACTCCAGAGGTTAATGATAATACAGAGGATACTTCTGCTCCTGCTGATTATGTCAAAAAGGATGACGATAAAGACGATGAAAAGCCTGCGGATGATAAAGATGATGATTCCGAGGATGATCCTGATGATGACAAAGATGATGATGATGAAGATAAAAAAGAAAGTGCAAAAAAATATGAGCTACTTGAAAAAGAGCTTAATAATTTAAAAGAATCATATAGCACTCTTCAGAGTCAATATCAAGAACTTGTAAATTTCAAAAAAGAAATTGATAATCAGAAAAAGGATGCTCTTATTGCTGAATTTTATATGCTTTCTGATGAAGATAAAGCGGAAGTTGTCAACAATAAAGAGAAGTATACTTTAGATGAAATTAAAGCAAAACTTTCAGTTATTTGTTTTGATAAAAAGATTAATTTTACTTTAAATAAAGAAGCTGAAAAAGAAGAAGATATTGTTACTTATAGTTTAAATAACAATGAAGACAGTAGTTTACCAGAATGGGTAAAGGCTGTTAAAGAACAAGAAAGACTTGGTTAATTAGGAGGATGCTAAAAAATGGCAGCAAAAGTAATTAAGAGAAAAGGTTATGGACAAGTTGAGCCTAATCACCTTTCTGGTATTGTTACTGGTCAGATTTATGCACAGTTACCTACTGATACTACAAAAACAGTAGCAGAAGATGGCACAGTAACTTTGACTGGTATTAAACAACTTGAACAAGGTCAGTTTGCTAAATATGATTATGCAGCTGGAAAAGTTGATTTTACCGGTGACGGTGAATTTATGCTTGTTTATAATGAAGAAAAACTTTATGATGAAAGAAAACAAAGTCATAAGGATTTCGTATATAAAGCAGAGGATTTTACAGATTATAAAATGTATCCTCGTTTAATTAAAACAAATGTTGGTGATATTTTTACAACTAATACGATTGGAGTTCAGAACACTTCTGATACAGCTGAGGTCGGTACAGTTGAACTTAAAGAAACTGATTATTTACAGGTTACAGCTTCTGGTGATAATGCTGGCTTTTTAGCTAAAGCAAGTGGAACGGGGGGCATGCCTGCTTCTGGTATGGTTTGGAAAGTTGTAAAAGTATACACAATGCCAGATGGACAACCTGGTGTTAAAATTCAGAGAGTACAGTGATAAGGAGGAAAAAAGATAATGGCATTAACAAGAGATCAGCTTATTGAGTTAGCTAGAGCCAATGCTAAGGCTTCATTAAATCCTTCTGTCGCTTATTCTTTTGGCGGAGAGAAGCTTTCAGCAGACGCTCTGAATAAAACATTTATTAAGGAGTTAAATGAACTTGGTTCTACTCCTCAAGATTTTAGAGAAAATAAAAATCTTATTTATACACTTATGGAAGTCGGACTTACGGAGGTTATGCCTCAGAAAGTTCTTCAAGCTTATGGACAGTTTGCAGATGTTCGTACATTCGCGCAAGGTACAAAGCCCGTTTATAAAGTAAGAATTAGTGAAGCTTCTAAGAAACGTGCTAAGCAATTCGTTACTAGAGTAGGTCTTGCTGGTAGATATGAAGTCTTCAAGCTTGATGGGTATTCATTTGAAGTACCGACAGCTGCTTTCGGAGGCGCTTCTCGTATTGAGTGGGAAGAGCTGCTTGATGGTCGTATGACAATGAATGATTATTATAGTCTTGTTCTTGAAGGTATGGATGAGGCTGTATATCGTGAAATTGCCAAAGCTCTTATTGCAATGGTAGCAAATGTAAAAGCTGCGAATAAGACTTCTCAGTCTACATTTGTAGAAACAGAAATGGATAAATTACTTCAAGTTGCTGATGCATATGGAAAGAGCACAATTTATTGTACTTTTGAATTTGCTGCTACTATGCTTCCTATTGCTGGCACAGCAACTAACTGGAATGCTTTTTCAGATGGAATGAAAGAGCAGCTTTGGAATAATGGTTATTTCGCTACCTATAAAGGTCATCAGGTAATTATTCTTCCACAGAGTTTTACTGATGTTGAAAATACAACTAAAGTTATTAATGCTCAATATGCTTGGATTATTCCTACTGGTTCTGAAAAACCTGTTAAGGTTGCTTTTGAGGGCGGTGCTCAAGTAAAATCTTTTGACAATCGTGATTGGTCAACAGAAATTCAGACATATCAAAAACTAGGTGTAGCGGCGTATTTAGTAAATCCTGGAATTTGTGTATATCGTAACACTTCTCTTAGTGCAGGTATGAATTTAGAATAAAAATATAATAGGGGGAATTAAAATAATTCCCCCTTTTTCTTACTATTAGGAGATAAAAGGAGTTTATTATGGTAAATAAAGATACATTAATTAAAGTTATAAATAAAGATAATGGTATTGTTGGTTATACAGTACCAGATTTAGGCGTACATCGAAATTTTTATCCTGGAGAAACCAAAGAAGTGACTTATGAAGAACTTGAAAAATTAAGTTTTATTCCAGGTGGAATGGTAATTTTAAAAGAGTTACTTGAAATTACTGATAGAGAAGCTACAAAACAATTATTTTCAAAAGAGCCTGAACCAGAATATCATTATACTAAAGATGATGTTAAGCAATTATTATTAACTGGAACATTAGATCAATTTCTTGATTGTTTAGATTTTGCCCCAGAAGTAATTAAAGATATGATTAAAGATATGGCGGTGGATTTGCCGCTTAATGATATTGCTAAAAGACAAGCTATTCAAGAAAAACTTGGGTTTGATGTAACTAGGGCTATTGAAATTAAAAATACTAAATTCGATGGCGGGGATGAAGATAATTCTGAAGAAT